CGGAAAGTAAGGCAATTTATGAATTATTCGTTTTTTGCCGTATTCGTTTTTAACCATTTTTACGTAAGGCGCAGTATGAAATGTTTTGGTTTTTAGCTGCTCGTATATTTGATTGAAGCATTGCAGCGGATTTCCGTCAACCCGGCGCACTTCTTTGTAATGGGTTTTTCCTCGCTTGGCGTTTTGATGAGCCATTGCGATATTTTCCAGGCTGCACAGACGCTCAAATAAATTGCTGTACCGTTTCATGGGTCTGCTTATTTCGCCCCTGAGCCTTCCGTTTCCGTACCAGCACATACGAGGCATCGTTTTGTGTTTTGCCAAGCGGCAAGGTTGGAGTCGTTCGCAGCATGATCAAATAAGCTGAGCTGCCTGCCGATATTCGTCTTCGAATTCGAAGACGAATTATTCGAATTCACGTAGAACGCACCTGCATTCGTGCCATTATTCGCGTTACCGCCAACATGAGCGACACGTGCACAACCCCAACCGAAAAACAATCGCGGACGCATACGTTTAAAAGCAGAGCCGCCCGCCGATAGTCGTCTCCGAACCCGAAGACGAATAATTCAAAGCCACGCAGAACGCACCTGCACTCGCGCCAAAACCCGCGTCACCGCCAACAAGAGCGACACGCCAACCCGAGTCATTATCATTATCAAAATGCGTATAGTAATAATCTGTTAAATATGTCGAGCTGCTACCTCCGGTAGAAGATGGCCAAATACCCGTAAAATCAATAACATCAGTGGCATATCCATCAGCCTGAGCCAGTGACCCGGCCAATGTGTAGTTTGTATCTGTATCATCGGCAAAATCGGTGTAGTCTCCAGCCAAATATAGGCGAGATCCGTTAGCGGAGGAATTATGTATATTAATTCCGTCTAAAAACTGCCACACATTTCCCCACCAATTTTCGATTCCCCGATAGGTCATGTAGTCGCCAGATTGGCTACTGGCAATAGACCCGCCAGCCGACACATTATTTGTAACATTGCCATCACCATTGCTTGTTCCGGTAATACCGATATAGCCACCAGCCCCAGTCTCACCGGCTATCCACGTCCCGCCCGATAACGCTGTACGCCCATTACCGATTTCCGACTGTGAGTAAAAGCTGGCGTATTCTGTGAGATAAAGCACACTGACAATAGAATACGTGTATGCATCCATATGATGCCAGCCTGTACCTCGCTGCTCCGCCATCGCACGAAACTCAGCGCGAGTCTCTGAGGTCTTTGGGTAGTTGCCAGTAATCGAGCACAATTTATCACCACTGGCATACCCGTTTATATGCACATTACCGGGTGCAACCATAGCGCTAGCCGAATCATCATACATTGTGCCCTGGTAAGCTCCGATATAGCGATAATCGACCTGTGACCCAGCTTTGGTGAATGCTGGATGTATTATAGAATTTTCTATACTGCTATCTGCAAGGGTAAGCTGAAATGACGATTCACCCACAAAAAAATATCTATAATCTCCCGATCGTGCTTGAATGTAATGAAATACGGGAATTTGAACCATTACTTGGCCATCCGTTCCGTCTAAAACGGCGGCGGTGGAACAGTTTTCTTTTAACGTTGAATCGGATGAACATAGATAATAAGCAACCGTTCCTCCATCAGTTAAAATAACCCTTCGCATCTGTTCTTGAATCGGCCACGATGTAACAGCTTCCTCGGTGAATATGCTATTGGCGACGGTCCCAATCTGATAAGTATCAGCATTTTGGTCCCAAATAACTCCGTAGGCTATTCCCTGAGAATTACCACCAAATAAATCTATTGCCCTCATACCAGCATTGGCGGAAGATGAAATCATGCAAAGAAACAGCATGCAAAGAAACATCATGTAAAAATATATTATTTTTTTCATTGTTCAAATGCCCCATTGTTACCAGGTGTTAATATATCGGATTTCATACGATTCCACATTAGAGTCCGTAAGCCTATTCCTATCGATGTTCCGACATCCTGTTGACGAATTTTAAAAGAAAATACACCGGAAAAACAATGATCAGTTTCGTCTTGTGGTGTTTCCGGATTATCATCAATATTTGTGCATGTCCATGTTCTCCAGGATGCCGAACTATCACTGTGTCTAATTGGATTGCTGTTTGCATCGACCCAGCGCCATTTGATTTTCATAAGCTTTTTGCCGGCATTTATATAATCGATATACCAGTCTATTTTAACCGCTGTCGGTGTATCAATAGTTTCCGGTAGATTCAGCGTAATGGTGTCAGCAAATGCAATTGAAGCTATTGAAACAAACAAGATAATTAAAAATATTTTTTTCATTTTGTATCTCCTTTCTATTCTGACCACACTCCAACTTCGGTTGTGATCATCCAATATGTGTTGTCTATTGCAACCCAGCATAGTTTAGCCAAGCCAGTTGCGTTTGATGTATAAGCGGTCGCGATGGTCAGCGCCGTACCGTCTTTTACAAATCTGTCACCAGTCCCCGGAGTAACCGTGATTGCTGCCGATACCCCTACTCCTTGCGCAGCACAGCCTGATTTTCCAACTGCCGCAGTATCCAGAGTCCAGGCAATCGCGTCGTTGTCGTTGTTAACAAAGATTGATCCTTTAGATTCGTCAACATCGTCAGTGCCAATGGTATATGTTGCCGCTGTTTTTAATACTACATTTATCTTAGACAACGAGGTTCCCTTGACAATTATCTCGTCGGAAACTAACACATTGGAAAACGACTCATAGGGCACCCCATTGATGACAACCCGAGCGCCCATGGTAAATACGGCCAATGCAAGCAAGATAGCCAGAATGGCAAAACTTTTTTTCTTCATTACTCCTCCTTAATAATTATCCCGGTTAGTTTAACGGGGAAAAAATCAATTCCAGACCAAAGGTGCTTACATCCGTATTGTCCCAGGCTACCCGGATCAGATCATCTTTTTTGCGCGGCAACCTCTCGTTGTCGTTAACAGCATAAATCAAATCGGTGATCCCGGCCAAATCCAATGTGTATAGTTTTAAATCATAGGCTGAACCCAGGTCGGAATCAACTGTCAAGGTAATGTTTTCCGATGTCGTCGGCGCTGCCGATAAATGCAGTCGAAAACCAAAGAAGGTATAATCTTTCTGAGACTTGACCGCCACCTTAATCGTTTCGGTGCCTCCTGGGGTTTCAGCCTTGTACGGTGCAATAATGTCAATTTCATCGGTTGCCGGAACATTGGTTATTTTTCGCAGCCCGTTATAATTAGTAGTCCCCTCGATGTAAACAACAGATCCGGCCAAAAGCCCATGGTCGGCCGTGGTGGTTAATTTGACGGTCCCATTTTCATTATCAGCAACGGCGGTCGCTGCAATCGTGTGGGCCAACCCCTTTGCGCCTGTTACCGGAATGATTTCAAGATATTTTGCCAATTCGTTAAAAGCTACCATTTTTTTGACCTCCATTACTCGTTTAAAAGTTTATAGATTTCTCGCAAACTATTCCCGCCTCCAGGTTGATCGCGGTCAACTGCCGGCTGCCCGCCGCGTGGTGGGATTGATACCTTCTGTCTACGTTTCTGATACGTGTCCCGGTACCAGCGTAAGGCTAATTGATACCGCTCTTTTTCATCCTCATTTAAGGTTGCCAAAAACTTTCGATGATCTTTCTTGGCCAGCGAACCCAAAGGGGCGCTGCGTCTTAACGAACTTGTGATCCCGGTACTAGTCCCGCCTAACTTGTAATATTTACCCAAGTACTTTTCGGCGGCTTTCAAATCCCCATATTTCAAGCTTTGTTTGTAATAATAAAGTGCCTTGCTTTTATTTGTCGGTGATATGCTCGGCCGTTCCATTCCGGTCTTTCTCAAATAATCAAAGGTTTTCGATTTGATATCGTAATACGCGGATTCCCCTGGATCCGAATTGTAAAAACCCAAAGCCATTAAGTCATTTAACAACCGCTCGCCTGTAGTGTCCCCGCGCTTGGGTTTTCCGACCAACCAACCGTAAGCGCCATTTAACGAAAACAACCGGGTGACATGTTCCAGCTTGTCATAAATGGGCCTAGGGTTAAACGGGTCCGGCCAAAAAGACGTTCCTGACAGCGTTTCCGCACCGGCCTTGATATCGGGACGAATCCCGGAAATAATTTTGATAATCGGTGCCAGGGCGGCTTCCTTGACCTTTTCACCGAATGTGGCTTTCTTGCTTATGACGTCCGCAATATCCTTGTGAAGGTCCTCGCCACCAAACCATGCTAAAGCATCAGAAAGCGCACCCTGGAACCGTAATGAAACAACTGAACCATCCTCACGGCGGCCAAAGATAATATGTAACTGCCGGCGCTGCGCCTCGCCCAATTCATCGTCCTCGTCCGGGAAGAACGTTCGATTCCAAACATTGGCCAATACATAGATGGCGGTGGCCTTTGCGGCCAACTTGGATCCCTTCCAGGCAACGTTCGCACCGACCAGGGGAAGCGCCCGGCCAATCTTTCTGGCGCCCTGGCCCTCATGTTTAAGGTTTCTCATTAACCGAACGTACCTGGGGGCATTGACCTCCAGCCAAGAATTTCCCGTTATCATAACTTTACCGTCTTGGCGCATAACCCAAGTTCCGTTTGGTGTTTTGGGACACCACACTTGACCCTTATAACATTCGCGGCCAATTTCCCATTTGAAAAGTTGAACTCTATCGCGTTTTTTAACATAGATGCTTTTATGGTCTTCTATCTTTGAAAATTTCCCGTTAGCTTTCTTAGGTCTGATATGGCCAGCCTTCCCAAGAATGTAACAAAGAATTTGGAACGCATCGAGAACAGGGCCTTCGTTTTGAGTAAACGCTACAAATCCATTGACTTTCGTTCCCTCAGCGGAAATCATCGCCTCATACATCGCCTGACATTCTTTTTCTCCGAGACGAGTAACAATAGCCGGCAAATCATCTTTTAATTTAAATACGTTTCTAATCGCGCCAAGTTCTCCGGCCTTTAAACGAAAACAGATAACACCGGTTTCGGGATGCACACTTTCAGATGATATATAATCTGAAAATTTTTCCCTTATCATTTCGACTCTATCAGGCTTTTTTTGGTAAAGCATAGCTTCAAATGAATTAGGTGAATATTTTCTTGTTCTAAAATATCCATCGGTGACAAGCCATCCGAGCAAAGAAGACTCTGTTTCGTTTAGAATACTTTTTTCAACAAAGTCGTGTGGGGCAACAATCGGTAAGTGTTGATGTGATTTTAAGTCTTTGGCTAAAACAATTTTACGTTGATCTTTATATTTTTCAATGACTACCATACGGTGATCTTCGGTAAACTGATATTTAAATCCCCATTTGTTTTTTATAGTAATAAGTTCATCATCGAATGGAAACACAGCTTTATTTTGAACTTTTTGCCATTCTGTGCAACGAGTTTTAAGATTGTATGTCAAAACCTTTTCACCAGTATTAAGACTTTCGTGTCGCTTCCATCCTTCACGTGTCAAAATCTCCGTATCTTCAGGGACACAATAAAACGGAATTAAGTGACGACGGAGCCATTGGCCGGAATGGGTAATATTACCATAATCTCCAATGAGTTCCCGGGCTAATTTCGCGGCCTTTTCGGTATTGTCCTTAATACCATCGATTTCGGCCTTGTTCGATGCTGCATAAATATTTTTATCTCCAGCTGCTATCCGGTCCTGGAAATACCTGAAAGCGGCTAACCTTAAAATGTTTTCCCGGTAATTGGTAAAACCCTGCAATCCTCGCCACCCCTGTTTGATAAGGTTAGGCTTTTCACCGGTGATCGCTTGCATGTGTTTATCGTAGGCCAATTCTCGGGTCACGTCCGCCACTTCCTGAACCGACCAACCGGATCCGACCACCCCCAGGGAATGAGCAAGATCGATTTCTTTTTGAAGTTCTGGCGAAATCTTTTTTCTTTTCCAGTCTTTATAAACGTCCCGGGTGGCCCCGGCCATATACTTGAAAACGATTTTCGGATCATATGCCAGCGCAATATCCAAGTCGCCGGACATGTTGTTCACATTGTATTTAATTACGCGATACGGGTTGATCAAGATCCATTGTTTCCAGCCAGTCATCATTTTACGCGATGCCACTGAAATCATATGATCTTCCAACTTCACGTCATAACCGTCTAAAGTTTTGGCGACATCGGTAGGGACAATCCATTCGACATCTCGGCCGCGCGCCAAAATTTGCTTGATCTTGTCTGCATTTTCTTCCCCGATCACCATTTCCCCTGCCTGAACTGCATCCACAATTCGATCAGACAATGAATAGGCTTTGTACCAGGAAGTCCCCGGTGCCGGTTTCCAGATAACATGATCATCAGGCATAATATCGGTCGGCTTTTTAAAATCGCGCCCCAGGTATTCCTTGATAAATTCGTTTCGCTGCCGGATTGCCCTAAATATTATGCCGGCTGCCGGAGCGCCTTCCAGATTTTCAGACATCATGTGGTTGAAATATGCCCATGCCCTGGATCCCAGCTCATCAAAAGGGAACGGGATCGGGACCGGGTCCCGCATATCGTCTTTGGCTCGCGCCTTTTCGTCTAAAACTTCGCGCTGCCATTCTTCCAGGGCTTCGATAACATCAGTAAAATCCCTGGACCCGTTTTCCAGCTTGCCCTTTTTGGCCATATTGCCAATCCAGCTTAGGCCTTTGGCGACCTCGGCCTTGAAGGGGGAGAGCGGATCGGCTTCTTCCTGGACCATGGCAGCGGTCCATTTCTTGCCGCTTGTACCCTGGGCGGTCAAACGCTCAGCCTCATTGACATATAGCTGATGCAGATTCATTGACTTTGCTTGAGTCTTTAGGGCCGGCATAATATCTGCTAAATCTTGAATTCGCCCCATGGTGTATTTGGTATCAAGCTGTGAAATCGCCTGAGCGATAACCTCAAATTCAGATTCAGCGTAATCCGAATTATAGTCCTTGGAAGATCCTATCCGGCCGCGCTGCCACCCTTTCTTTTTCAACCGTACATCTTTTGATGATACACCGATGCCTGGATAATAATCGCTGCCGATTTCTCTGACCGCTCGGTACTGTAATACTTGGTGATGAAAATAGCGCTCATCTTCCATGACGGATTCAGGCAATAACTTGGCATCTACCAAAGCCCGTTTTAATTTGTTGTTGAACAAGGTACGGCGTTCAAGGGCATCTGCGATAACCGGATCTCTTTCAGCAATCTTGTTTAACCGGGCCAAATATTCGCGAGCGGTTTTAATGTTAAACCCAAACGGTAAATTATTCGGATCTTTGAGCAATCCGCTTTCAACGTCTTTGGCCATATCGTCCATCAGCAACTTATGGGCAAACACCTTGTACTGGTTTGGTTTCAGATTCCCCATAATTGCAGACAAGGCCTGACCAGCACGCCTGGCGCTGTTGCTTGGAACTTCCTGATAAATTCGCAAAACATTAGCGATATCAGAATATTCTTTCGGATCCAAATACGGTCGATGCCGGGTACTGCTATGCCAGATATCTTTTAAGGTATCGCCAAACTTTTCGAAAAATGATAGGCGCCCCAGGCCCTTGGAAGCTTCCAGGGCGGTTGCCACCTCTTTGGGCAATCCTGTGGTGGGATCGGAATCAATGTCCGGGGACGTAAAGAAAGCATCCGGCTGCGCTGCCTGGAGTGCATCGATGTACGTTTGCGTGATCGGGTCAATCCGGTCCTTTACCGACATTGCCGCTTTGTTTTCAATAAACGGGGTGGCAAGCTTGTAGAATTTTGTGGAAATTTCCTCTGTATCTAAGGTTTCAGTCGTAAACGTTACTCCGGTTGCATCGCCCTCACGTGCGGTAAATTGATACATAGGGTCCATGTCAATCGCGGACCGGTCCCATTCCCCGTCAAATTTGATATCGTTTCCAGGATTAGCCGTATTGAATATTTCCGCCTGTTCATAACCCGGGTGATCGATTTTAGGTGAAAATACAACCCGGTAATCCGCCGTCGACAAATCAACGGCCGTGGGTGCGTTCGTCGCCCTTTTAACCGAAAATAAAGGCATGCCTTCGCCCATGGCCTTGTCACGCATTTGGGTGGTAATCGGCAACGTCCACATTTGCTGATATTTATCCTCGGCCTTGCGGACGGCATCGACATAATAAGATGGCGGCTTGTCGGCGCCCGGCCATGGATTGGGATTAAATACGGCCATACTGTAACCCTTGCCGACTTCCAATCCCCTGGCTTGATCACTTAGCCACCTGGAAGCCGCATGGTCGCCTTCTTTATGGGCTTTTCTTGATGCTGCGCTTAAAAGCTTTGAAGTTATTTCTTCGCTGATATTTTTATTGACAACCGTGTGCCCTGATTCGACGTGAGAATAACCCCAGGCCTTTTTGTTGAAAAAGTTGTTGACCATGTTTTTTACTTTTTCATCATAAAAAACCCGCATGGGCTCGCCACCGACTTTGAGGTCAAGGCCGTTTAAAACGGGGGTCGCATCACCAGCATCTCGCTTGTCAATTAGCCTTTGTGCTATTTCTTTGCCAACATAGTCTTCAAGATTTTTCTCTGTTACGTCTCCCTTTGATATGGCCGGTTCAACATCGTCCTTGTTTTTCCATGCCATAAACTGCTTGGTGTCGGAGTGCCACTGAACCTCATAAACCTGCTCACTCAAATCATACCGCTCTGTCTGAACCTCGCCCGGTGTCCATGAAATGGTGTCGTAACCGCCTTCAGCGGCATACCGCACCATGCGCTTGAATGCCAGCATTGGCCAGGTTTTTTTGAATGGTGCGTCAGGTACGCCTTTTTGGTTTTCTATCTCCTTGACGACATGAAAACCGCCCTGCAACTTCCCCCAGGATTCATCCGCGTTTAATTTTTTTGTGACATCCTCGGCCTGCTTTTTCGTATCGAATGTGTTATAAACATCACCGTTCGCATATTTAATCCTGAAGACTGTTTCACCGCCAATATACCCTATTTTGCGCCCCGCCTGGTGCCAATCGCTCTGGATTTCTTCTATAAACAGAACCTTACGTCCCTCGGCGTCGGTGCGGTCATTGAAGCGGACATGGGCAACAACGTTGGGTTCCTCCCAGTGAGCGCCTCGGAAAGCGGTTCGCGTTGCTTCAGTATCGGACTCTCGCATTACCATATCAATCTGACGTTTAAGATTTCCTATTTCGCGCTTTAAAGTTTGTACATGTTTCAAAGAAACAGATTCGTCCGCTTTATCAAGATCTTTTTCTAATGCTTCCTTGTTTACAATCAGTTCTTTTAATCGTTTGTCCCTGGCCGCACGTTCAGCTTTAATGTCTGGTGGCAACGTCAATAAAAGTTCCTGATAGTTTTTCCCCATGGGAAGCTGCCAGGTATCATGCCTGGGTTCATCTTTAGACGGTTCGGCATAATCCATACCGCCTCCCATGTCGATTTCTTCCCGGATAGCGTCTGCTAAGCGTTGCTCAATATAATTTTTTGCTTCGGGCAAAGATCCCGTTGTATCATCCCAATGGTCACCGTCTTGAGTTATAACATAATAGACCGAACCCACGTCTTCGCCTTCTTTTTCAATCTTCCAGTTACCCATTTCCCCGGTTATCGGATTCCGATTGGTACCGTTCCACGTGGAACCCTTACCGCCCTCTACTTCGATCCAATCAATTTTTGCGGCCTCGTCAATTGAATCTTCGAAAAGATCATTCGCATAATCACTGGCAAAGTTCCGCATTGTTTGTTCATCCTTGAAAAACATTGCCGATCCGAATACGTCCTTTATTTCCGGGCTGCCTTCAATAAATAATGTCCAGGTATCATCTTTTGCTTTTTCCGCCTCAAATTTATATTCTTTTGGGTCCAGAGGGTTTGTCCACGTAGCCTCGTATTCATCGGCGGTGCCGACTTCTTGTGGCCAATTTATATACCCTTCCTGCATGGTGTCATCGCTTGACTGACGGGATTTATAACTAACCTCACGCACTTCTAAATTGTTGGCCTGTAACCAATTCATGACGGCTTGTTTTTTAATCTTGGCCGCCCCCTGGTCCGCAAGCCATTCGTCTAATCCGGACCATTCAAGCTCCTCGGATTTAAACGCGCCTTTTTTAACCAGGGCATCGATGGTTGCTTGATATTGGGCAGGGGTGCCCTTGCCTTGCAACTTGGCTTCCAGGGTCTTTTCCATTTTCGAGTAAAACCCAGGGGACTTAACCGAAAACAAAGCTTGCTGGTAAGCCTGGCTTTTTTCAAGCTCTTGTAGATTTTCAACCTGGTATTCGCTTAATCCTGTGGCTGTTTGAATTTCATCGCGAGTGGCTTCCGGGTTGTCCCTGGTGTAGGCCACATATTTTTTGATGGGTTCGTGCCAGCGGCGCTTTGTTTTGATCGAAAAAAGCGCCTGTTCTCTCGCTTTAACCGAAAAAACCGGATCCTTAGTGCCCAGTTTTGCCAACCCCGGGGACACGCCCTTCGATGCTTGTTTATATTTACTTAATGTACCGGCATCAGCGTGTGAAATTCCTTCTTCGAGAATTTCAAATAATTGAAGTGTATCACCGAATTGTCGGGTGAAGGAACGTAAAAATTCAGATCTTCCTGGTACCGAGTCAATTCGCTGCGTTGAATTGAAAAGATAACCACTGGCGTTCAAATCCTCGGCGGTTTTGATCAATGCCGTGGTGAGTTCTTTCGTGTTGGTCGGCTGCATGGGCACAAAACCAACAGGTTTCAATCCCCCGTCAAGAAAAAGAAAACCCTCGGCATTGTTATGAACACTTGCCAGATAATCGCGAGCTAAAGCACTATTATTAACAGAGCTGATGGCTTTAAAACCCGCCAACCGGTTAAGGTACCGCTCTTTGACCGGCAATTTCATGGTCCGGGATATAGGTTGGATTTTTTTAGACGCGCCGGTTTGCAGATCAACATAGGATGTCCCGGAAATAACCAATCCGGAAACCTTGATTCCAGCTATACTGGTAGCTTCATTTAGATATTTAAATGTACTGATATCTTCGGGACTTGCGGTGATTGAGGTGCTCGGATGGTTGTGGATAAAATATGCAGTTTTAGCGCCTTCGGTATTTAAGAGACGACCAACAGCTTCATTGCCCTGAAAGGGTGCGCTGGATTTAATTCCTTTGCTGTACTTGTGGATTTCTAAAACCAACCCGTTTGCGTCAGTGGCTACGACGTAGAGTTGTTCTTGGGCGGACTTTCGGATAGGGGCAAGTAAGGACGCTGCCTCGTCCAGGTTCCTAACCACCCGGCCGGCGGATCCGAGCCAGCCGGTGGTTGCCATTCGGACTTTTTGAGCGCGAGCCTGTACGTCAAACTTATCAGGTTTCTTTTTCGCCTTTGGTTTAGTCGCTTTTGAAGCCACTGGTTTAGCTTCGGGCTTTTCGTGTTTGACTGTAATGCCTTTGTCGCCGAAGTCGAATTCAAACTGCTGGCCTTTGAAAATGGGCAATTCCATCTGCCCGGGTTTTTTGAACTTCGGGCTGAACTTGGCTTTTTCGGTGTCGGAAATTTCAAGATCTTCATCGGTTATTTCTTGCTTCAATTTTTTACGGTCTTTTATTCTATGTTTTTCCTTGGGTTTTGTCAAGGATTTAACACTTGCTGCCAAATCCTGTCGCCTAACCTGAACCTTATCATTAGGACTAAGTTCAATCGTCATACCGTCTTTCAAGGTCACGCCGAACGGATCCTTTTCGATGACCTCGTAAACATCCCAACCGCGGGTGGATTCGCCCTCGATTAAAGTCAGCTTCTTGCCCATGGGCAGATCTTCAGCTTCCATCGTTTGATAATCACCTGGCGGCGGCTCCTCGGCTTCGTGTATAATTTCCGCCTTGGCTTCTTTTTCCTGCTCGGTAAGGTGATCGGCCTTTTTTTCCATCAGGTCCCCGGCAACTCGGCCGCGTTTTAAAACCGATGGATCATTAAGCACGTCCAGCAAGACTTCATCCGGTCCCAACCAACCATCGTCTTTTAACTGCTGCTCTAAGGTGTCCCAGGGCATACCGGTTTTTTGACGGGTCAGATACATCGCGCCGGGGCTGTTTTCCGCCATTGTTTTACGTTCGCCCTTGAATTGATCGCCCCACTTGATACCGCCCGCTGCTAAGATGGCGCCCCTGAAGGTGCGGACATTGGCGCCGGCCGTTGACCGCTTCTTAATTTTAGGCGGATTTTTCTTGTCGTATGCGGCGATTGCGTTTTTAAGGATCCCCAAACGCTGGCTAACCGCGGAGGTGGTATCGCCAACCACATTTTTAATGGCCTTATCTTTTTTCTGCGCGGCTGTCAGTCCGCCAACCAGGGCATCATATTCCTGCTCGGGGGTTACTTTTTCGGGTACTGTTTCCCGTTGATCTCCAGTGCGCTGCCCTTCGGCAAGTCCCTTAGAAATTCCTGGAGGGATTTCGCCCCGTCCGGCTCTTTTACCTGCAGCTTCACGTTGCGCCTTGTCCGTGTGGAGTCTTTCTTCGGCTTTGGTAACTGTTTTCGCTGTGCCATGGCTAAATTGTACCTCATATTGAATTTTTTGACCGTCCGCGGTGATGACGGTCAAGGGGTTTTTGTTTAGGAACTCCACTACACGTTTGTTTAGTAGTTCTTCGAGTTGAGCGGCGTCATCTGATTGGACGATAAACTCATCGCCTGAAACGTGATACGTGTCCGCCTCGGTAATGGTCTTCAGCGCATTGCCAAAATTGATGAGCATGGCATCGCCGGCCTGGTGGCCAAAATTGTCATTGATATATTTAAGGCTGTCCAGGTCGATTGATGACACATGCGCTTTTCTGGTGTCTTCCAGATCAAAGGCTTGTTTATTTCTTAACCCGGTTAGATAATCAGTGTTCGAAGCCTCGCGTAATTCGTCCTCGGTCATTTCGCTGGCTTTTTTCCTGGGCTGCATACCTGCTAAAATGCGAGCGTGAATTGTCTTTAGGGCCTCATCAAGATCCGTGTCCGCCTCGATGGTGGTGCCCATACGCTTGGCCAGGTCCATAAGTCCGGCCGGCCGTTTCTCCAACAGGGCTTTACCTGCTTCGATAAACTTGGCTTCATCCATATTTTTCGCATTGACATAGATCTTGCGAAACTCTTTGTCCCAGGCCGGGGGCTCGCGTGTTTCCAACCCTTCTTGCCTGCGCTCGGCCGCTCCTGGCCGCGCCTTTTCGCGGCGATCACCCTTGGCAGGCTTCGGGATCCCACGGCCGGAAGCAATGGATTTGATTATAGCCAGGCGCTCTTTGATCGGCGTTTCAGTGTCGGCGATGATATCAGCTGCAGCTTTTTTGGCATCCGTGCTAAGACCCTTAACGATGTGATCGAATTCCACCTGCAGGGGCATTTCCGCGGCTCGCGCTGCTTTCTGCTCGGCGGTCATCGGCTTTTTTACTTCGGCCGGCTTTTCGATGGTCTTATCCGTAACCTGGGTTTCTCGACGGGCAAATTCACCATACACACCGGCAAGGGCGTCTTGGGCATCATTCATTTGTTTGAAGAAAGCAGCATCGATACTTTTGCCCTTTCTCATGGCGGTTTTGATTGCTTCAACCAAGTCTTTTACGATTTGAGCTAATTGTTTTCCTAAAGTCGGGTTTTCTTTGTTAAGTTTTTGCCAGAAGTCTTTTTTTGTAAACTGCTGGCCGACAAAATCAGCTATAAATTCCTCGGTGGAAAGCGCCTCGTCGGCTGTCATTTCAGCCACGCCGGCCACTTTACGAGCCTTGTTGGCCGTATCAAGATAATCGGTGATATCGATATCCAACTCTTTGACCTTGCCAACCAGGGTGTCATACAGATCCGAGTGATCTCTTTTTAGCCGGTGCAATGATTCGTGCCCTAAAACGGTTATATAGGGATCACTGGCCGTTTCATTCAAATATATCTGACCGGTTTCCGTATCCACCAATCCATTAAGCCCATCGATTTTACCTTTGCCCTTGTAAACGGTTATATCAAGCCCCAGGGCCTTTGCGATTTTGACAACCGAATGAACGTTCTTTTTTTCGGGATCCACTCGAACAGCTTCAACCTCGGCGCCTTCTTCAAGGCTTTCAGATATTAATTTTTCCAAAGCGGGTAAGCGCTCACCTGCTATGGCCCTCTCTGCGCCCGGAACCTCGGTAGGTTCACCGGCCGGTGTTTCAGCTGGTATTCCGGCCAATTCCCCCAACCGGGTGTAAAGCGGATGTGACGGATCTATATTTTTCCGCATAGACTCGACATCTTCGGCGGTCAATACCCCGGCCTTAAAATCATCGCTGAGGCCCTGGAGGACTTCTTCCACGGCCGGATCTATCTTTTCCCCGGCCACTGGGTCCTTTCTGGCCTTTGGTACGCGTGGTGCGCCTGTGCCGCCCAAAATAGCGCCATAAAAAGCGGCTACGTTGCCCTGGGGAACACCTTCACGAAGTCCCTGGGAAACCAGGGTGTTTATTAATTCGGGGTTTTCCTGTAGTTTGGCGATGTAATCCGGATCCTGCGCCCAATTTTCCCAAAATTTCGATGGTACCTGTTGAACGGTTTCCGTAATCCATTCGGTTGCGCCGCCCATAACCCTATCAAGTCCGAACTTTAACAAAGCGCCTTTAATCAGTTTTCGGGTGATAGGGTTATTTAACATGAAGCCCAAAGACAGCATTTCAAGAGGCGCCTGGCTCATCGAGGATCCCCATGCCGCTGTTCGCGCCCGCTCGGGATCGACACCTTCCGCGATCAATCCATCGTATTCGCTGCTGGCAATCTGCATGGCCATCCAAATACCGCTGGAAACACCTCCGGTGGTCATAAATGCCGCCACCTGGCTTGCCATCTGCGACGCCATGCCGACGACTTCTTCCATGTACTTGGTGAACTTAGGTTTTGTTGAAAGACGGTTGTAATATTCAGTGTCGGGTTGTAACCGCTCTAATTCCGCAATCTTTTCAGCGATGGGGTTCAACACTGCATTGGTTGATCCTTCATAATCCGATTTCATCATATCGACATAATACTTTGATCGATCAATCGGATCTTCCAAGTCGTATTGAGTAACATCCGGGGTATCGGTCTGGTCGCGGGTAAGCATTTCGATTGCTCTACCGGTTGCCCTGGCCAATCCCTTATGGCCTTCTACCAAAGCCTTGACCGGCTCGAAAGCGCCCGGATCGGCGTCCGCTGGCCGGTATGGTTCCGTCCCGGCCGCTGCATGAAACAAACTTTCTGCAATAGGGCCACCCATGGTCGTTGTAAATGCGGGCAAATATTTCTGAATAAACGAAGGGCCTTCGTCTACCGGTGGTTTCTGGCCGGTGAAAGAAGGATCACTCCAAATATCGTCCGGATCATAGGCTTCGGCCTGGTCCCCGGTACCGGCATCAAACTTTGGGATTTGCGTGACCTGGCCGGGTTGGTCTTCAACCCCTGCCGTTTCCGGTTTTAAATCCCACTGGACCTGATCTTCGGATATCACGTTGATATCCGGACCGGCTTCCCATTCAATGGCGCCTGGATCTATCTCACTTAATTTCGTCGGCATATGCCATACTCCCGTCACTATATTTAACAACCTTGCGGCCTTTGTATTTGCCGGTTTTTACAATGGTTTTTTGCCCTGATGGTACTTTCTTTCGAACTACGGTAGGGGACTTGCTGCCTTCTTCTCCAGTATCAGTCGAAACATCGGTTACCGATGACCTCGGCTTCGAGATTTCTTTTGTTTTCAATTCAGCCTCAATGACCTGGCGCTCTGCTCGCATTCCTTTCAACTCTTTGGCAAATGCTTTTGATTCTGCATCGGTCAACGTATTGTTGATCGTGGCTTCAAAAACTGCTTGGGTTAATTTGCGTTCATCGGTGAGAAGCTGTGTACGGCGTTTAAGATTGGCTTGCTCTAATGTTTGTTTTTTAGATTTTCGCTCACTCGCCTCTGTCATGGCCGTGCTAAGATCTTTGGCCTTTTGTCTTTTAAGCTTCCCGGCCGCTGCCTGTTCTTTAGCCGCGTTATCAAACTGATTCATCATTTGGTTATAGGCATTGACCGCGGTTTCTCTTTCGGCGGTCAAAGAAGATCCCAAGTGAGCCCGGTAGCGCTTAACCTCACTCATCCAGAATTTTTTTTGATCATCGTCTAACAAGTGCCGGTCCTGCCAGGTAACCTGGTTTTGGAAAACACTGGTAAACAATTCCGGTAAATCCGTTTTCGATATAGCGTTCAAAGAAGCTGTGGTATTGAAATTAAACGGATTACCATCGGGCATGTTCTCGCTTTGCAGTTGCTTGAATACCGAATTCTCAAAATCACCACGCCGGGATAGATCCGCTGGAGGCCTTCCCGCGTTTAATGCAGGATCCTGAAACTTTGGATCCCTTCCTAACATTTGATCACGGGATAATTCAGAACCTTGGATAGGGGTTCCCCCATATCGCGCCTGGCTAACATCGGCCTCCATTTGTGCCATTTCCGGATTATCGATATACGGCTGGATATCAGTTTCAGTTAGGGTGAATTCATTTCCTCCCGTATCAACCCCGGATGTTTGTTTTAACGCTTCTCTTAATTTTGGCATAACTCACCTCGTTTATATCGGACGTAAATTACCGGTAAACGGATTACGGGTATAGTGATATGTATTCCCACCCATTTCTACCCCACCACTGGCACCGGATCCCTCGGTATCGGGTGTGGTTGTCGAAACGGTTTTCTCGCCTTTAAGATAATCCGCCCACGCATTTTGGTAGGTTTGCATAGCCGCATTGGTTTGGGCCTGGAAATTAGCCATTTCTTCCTGGCGTTGCAGATCCAGTTCCGCCATATGTTCCGAACGGGCCTCTCGGCCGGCGCCGCCCATGACCTTTTCAAGCCCGGTCCCGTAACCCTGCAATGCTTCACGTAAGGTTAGTTTGCGAACATTGGGATTTTCGTAATTCTTACCCATGGCTTGCTGCATGGTTTGACGTAGGGTTCTAACCCCTGGGGCAGCTAATTTTTGAGTCATCGCCCGGATAGCCCGCTTATTTACCTTGGGCGCTTTGAAAGTCGGCATGTCCGGCAGTTCAGGGGCATCGCCTTTGCGGACCGTCCGGGTGGTGGTAGTACTGCCGGTTGGCCCCCGGCTACTTCCACCACGGCCTAACAGGGCATTAAATCGATCGGTTTTAACGTTAGTAAACCGACCATCACTTGGCGCCTGTTGTGCCCCCGCGCTTCCGGGTTTTACGCCAGACGAATATCCCGAGGTTTCAAAACTTTGTAAATATTTACTTGCCCTTGAGGCAAATGGAGTGATCATGTCGCCTGTCTCCTCTTTTGCCCGCAATTACGTTGCCTGGCCGCGGACCGCTTTCGTCGCGCCGAGCTTTGCGGTTTAAATGGTTTATGGACCGGGACTCCCAGGTCCATTAATATTTCATGCGGATATTTATCGTCCAGGATCGGCTCACAGCTACAAGCCGGATCGGGACAAACCCACCAACTTTTTGAATGATCATCAATCATACGTGTTCGATCATCATTGATCGGCTCTAAACTCATTACCATCTTACAAACCGGACACTTCGGGGACTTGTCGATTAAAATCCGGGTTGCTTCAACAGCCTTGCGGTTAATTACCCTGGCATTTTCGCCAAGATGATATCGTAAATACCCCGGAATTTCGCCGGCATCAATGCCGGTCCGCTCACAATGTATTTGAAACGTTAGAAAATCTTGCATCATAGATAGCGGAAATGCAGCAAGCTCTAAATCAAGTTTTTCTATACGCTCTTTTGTTAATTCTTTTTCCATTAATTACGCGCACTCCCATTCCCAATATCGTAACTGCATAGAAAGTGTATTATGTTGCGCTCTAAGAAAATACCACTTACCACCGCTTTCATGGCACGGCCTAGTCGTCCACTGTCCAAAGGAACTACATTCTTCGTATATGCCTTGCCATCGGATAGTCCCCCCACAAGTCCCTGGGGGCTTGGTTAAAGTCCATGAGCCTGGATACGGCAAACATGGGTTGGTCCAACTACCGCAATTATAGGCGGCGCGATCAGCCTCACACTCTCCGTCGGTATCCGCACCACTTTGAGCCGCCGAACTAATCCTCATTACTTCTTTGTGATATTGCTTTTGATAACCCACGACAACCGTAGCAGTAACCGGCCAAAGGTTTTCAAATATACTTCCGCTACAATTGATATCCCAGGATGCCGCTGCCACCAACCCACATTGACTTGCTTTTTCATCCCAATAACCGGTAGTATTCCGGACCGAGCCTGTAACCACTATACCGCAACCGTCTGTTACGGTAATTATAGCGGACCCACATGAACTCGGTCCCGCAATTAACGTATTACTTCGACCGGCATCCGAATAGCTTGAAAGCGTATAGCCTTCCCCGGAAACTTCCCAATCAAACGGCCCCGCGCCCCCGGTTACAAAAACCGCGGCGGTCGCGTCCTGAACAATCGTTTCGGCGCTGTTATCCCAATCCCATTCCAGTTCAACAGTCGCCGGGCAATAAATAACCGAAAATTCCCATGTACACACTCCCCCGGACGCGGTGACTGCGGCAATTTGAACTGCGTAAGCATCATCTTCTGTCTCATGTTCATGGTAGTCATTCGGGTCAAATGAATCCAGGGCCTTGGCGCTGACTATAGTATTTGGGAATTCATCCAGCACACTGGCGTTAACCGATTGATAAGAAGATAATAACTCAGCCGGGCCATAATTAACGTATAGTCTAATCAACAAATCTTCGGGCAAAACACCAATACCTGAAAAAGTCGTCTCGCCCTTTTTTATGGACGATGGTCCTCGTGGTATACCAAAAAGGCACCCGGTAAAACCAGGCTCGCCAAGATCTCCAGGCCCGCCCGGCGGCTCGGCGTCATGCGGCGGAATTTTCCAATCATCCGGGATCCCCGGAGGAACAAAATTAGTGGGCGGATCATACGGCGTCCAATAATGTTCCATTTCCGGATACTCGTCATCCATATACGGTTTTTTGTCATCGGAATGAGGCCGTTTGATACGGTTGTCATATTGCTTGTCACTGGGACGTTTCATGGCCGATGTATAATCATCGGCGTGCATATAAGTCCGATGGCCATAATCCTGCTCAATGATTGTCGGCTTATCAGCCATTAGTCTCCCTTGGCGGTTATCGAAATACTTGGACCCGCGCCCGATACGGTGACATTGGGTTGCTTGCCCGTTGCCGTAATACTTGGCCTTCCGGCTGATACAGTCGGCTTGCTCATAATCCCAATTGCAAGAAAAGTGCCGGCATAGCAAGCCGTTACCGCGTGTCTTTGAGCGTAGCTTATTATAAGATCAGAAGGATCCACTCCTGAAAATATTGAAAACAACAACAGGCCGGTTGCTGATTGCCGTTTAAGTTTTGTGTCAACCGCCATATTTATGCGTCCCCCGCCCCGAACTCACCTCTTGTAAATAATGAAGCTGAATCAGAAATATCCGAAGTGTGATCCTTATTGTCCTGGGCATCGTTGTAAACGTGAATCTTGGTCGGTGTAGTTTCGATTTTATTTCGCATAAATTTATATAAATAGTCCAGTTTGGTCATAGCGTCCGGATTTACCGGGGGTGCTGTATCCCCCGGTTCGCCCCTGGCGTCATCGAGCATGGCGAGAATAGCGTCAAGAATAAGATCCAATCTTCCGCCGTTAATCCAATCGGTTAAGGCCCCCATCCTGGCCGCTGTGATCTCATCGGTAGCTGCAAGTTGAGTATCTAAATCAAGTCCACCCGCGTCACTGATCGGCACACCGCCGGCTGCGTCGGCTGCCGCTGCCGGCAATGCCGTACCCGCAAGCCCTCGCGTGGCACTATAATTATCACAAGCGGATTCCAGGTTGTCTGCTGCTGCGGTGTCCTCACTAACAGCCTTAACATTGATGTCCATAAAACCCGTGTCTTTGGCTACAAATAGTGAATCGTAAGCTGCCTCGGATAGAACCATAAATTGCATTCTGACCGGCAAACAGACCGAATCGTCTTGAATAACGATTGTCATCATGCCTTCCGTATCGGTGTGAGAGGTCGTCAAAGTCAAATTATAGTATCCGTCGCAACTTGCGATCGCCGCCCAGGTGGCCGCTGAGATATCCGTCACTGCACTCGCGTCATGTTTGATCAACTCGGCTTCATCAGCGGTGCTAATGTCAACACCTGTTTCCGGCGTAAATCCGTCTGTAACATCTACACACACACCGACAACCACTTTAACCTGTGTATTTGCCCTTAAATATTGCACATTACGCTCCTATGTTTTTAGTATAATGGTGCATCACTATTGGTATTGTCCCGGACCCTTCCGGCGGATATTCGTCTGTCAGCGTTATCAAACTGTCAAACAAAGAGTGATAGGTGGCTTTAACCCAGGCATCGGATCGTTCTACCGTGCTAATTCGAAATTCAGAAATCTTACCATGAAGCCGATAATCACCACTTGCAGCATTCTCCCTTCTAAAAACATGAAAAGGGGTCGTTATCGTTCTGTTAGTCCCTGAACCCCCACCATCGTCCGCCCCATTTAAAAAGCAACCATGAGTTCCAGCATTGTATGTTAACGCTATATTGTACCAAGTTGATTCGCCCAAAAGCGTATTCGCTGGAACTAAAGCATCCCAACTACTTCCATTCCCGGTATATAACCCCCATTTGGTTGTACCGTTCGTGTGGTCCACCATAAGGGTAATTTTATGATTAAATCCAAAAAGCTGATCATACCCGGGGTCAGGTCCTCCAGTATCAATATAAAATTGGGCTTCAACCGTAAAAAGGCTCGTAAAAGCATATGAAGCGCAATCTATGTAATCTCCGTCCGCGTTCGCCTGTAAGGCCTTATTCCCGTTCGGACCGTCTACCAGCGTAAGAGATCCTGCAAGCGTTTCCGTGGTACCATCAGCCGAATTTTTAAGCGTGGTGCCATCATACATGTGCAGAACTCTGTCGAAATCAGAATCCCAAACAGCTTGCGCCGGTGCATCCCCAATATCCCCCACATTGGTCGTATTGTCAGCATGGGCCGAATCATAATAAAGATATAAAGTGGTATCGGCACCCGAAGCCACGGCCGGGACCTTGACATGCAAAATTGCAAGCTCGCTGGCATCGTCCCAATGTTCAATTTCAACCTTACATTCTGTTACTTCGTCATCTTCGGTAACTGCTATTTTAAGCCGATTGGCATCTGAGGCAAGCTCATCAAAAACCTGAGAAATATCAGAACTGTCAATGCCCGACGATGATGATAGTTTCACCATAACCGGAAAGTTTGTCAAAGCCCCATCGATTTTGGTGTTATCAATTACAAGCTCAATTCTCTGTTCTGCTGCCCAACCGCTTAACCAGGCCATAGTTTACTCTTTATACAATTACGATAGGTTCAATTGGAAATTTGATTTGAAACTTAAACGGCTTGCTGGCGCCGTAATTAACCGAAGTATAGGTCCCTTCCAGGGTCAAAATCCGCTGAACGATATCATTACCATCCACGGCTAAATCATCGCCGGATAGCTCAATTGTTTCCGAAGCTTCGGGGGTAACAATGGAAACATCCTCCCTGGAATTAATGAGATTGCCTTTCAAATCGGTCAACGTCCAGGTCGCAACATCTGGCGCCATGGCATTATTATCCTCGTCTAAAAAAGCCGTGGTGATCCAATAAACACCTTGCTCATTTGCCATCGTTGTTAGAACGATCATTTTTTATTTTCCTTTTTATGCCGTGCTTTGGCCGGGTCCAGAATCCTTCAGTATTTAGTGGTGGTTCAGGACCAATCGATTTTGTCTCATAAAATTGCCGTTTCCATGGCTTCGTAACATCGCCTGGCGGATACTTTTTTACCTTTCTGTCCATAAGTTCACCTGGAATCCTACTTCCAATAGATAAAATTCTTCGTCCTTTTTGCTATTGCCGATTTTAACCGATATTAATTCACTGGTCCGGTTGATTGGAATCCGATGCCTACGAACTAATTGGCTACCGATTCCTGGCGTGATCGGGATCGCGGTTGATCCATCGGCTATGTTATTGCTAAAAATCTGTAAAATCGCGCTACCACTTTCAATGGCTTTGGCAATCAAAAGCAATTCTTCCAGATTAAGAACCTGGCCGCCGTCTGATAGTTCAAACGTTAAAGAAGCATCGATGCCGGTTGAAACGTCGTTATAGCCGTAATTAAGCTGGTAGACCGTACCGTCATCGATCCCGCCCCCTACCTGAACGATGGTTGTCTCGCCGGATCCCGCCGCCACATTGGCCATGCATGAAAGTTCCTGGGCTACGGTATCAAAGGACCACTTTTTAGTAACCAGGTCGAAAACAGGATAAATATTGGGAAGCGTAGCCGAAGAACCGGATACTAATCCAATTCGGATAACATTTTCCTGGGTATCATGTTCCAGCCACATTTCAGACTCATAGCCTCGACGAATGCACTCGTCTTTGGTGGGCTCAAAATAGTTTCTGATATCATCTGAAATAATCGTTATGGTCCGGCCGTCTGTAACGCACACGCCATATCGACTGAGGAAAAAGGCCAATGTTTTGATAGTTTCATCGGTGGCTGTCGCGGTCAAAACCCCGTCCACAATAGCCACTGATTTGGCATTCATGCTGCCAATCTTGGAACTTAAAACCAGCTTGCCAAAAGTAGACGGTGAATAACCTTCAAAAAGAGTAACACACCCGCCCTCTACTCCCTTTTCTTCCTGCCAGACCATCAGTTCATTGTGAAATCGTTTGGCCGCAACTACCGCATTGGCGCGGCCATCGCCCGCTTTTAAAATCCCGTAATCAGATCCATTTAAAACCATCGGGCTATCTTTCTGGCTGCAGTAAATGTATGCCGGCCATCGGTTGAACGTATAACAAGCCCGGTCCTTCCATACGCAATGAGATTTTGATTTTCCCAATTCAGAAACATTAAAATAAGGCATAACCAAAATTGAGATAACCGTATCGGCCGTAATCTCACTATCCCAAATAAGCTCATACCAATAAGCCTGATACTGGCTGGTCCCGAATTGGTGGGGGTGAGCAGTCATTCGGGGAAACGTAATCCAGCCGGCATTTGACATCCCGTTGGTACCATCCGCGGTACTGCCAACCGATACCCAGGAATTGCCATCCCAGTATTTCAAACTGGTCAAAGCGGTCCCCGTATCGTTGGGGGTCGCCCCAGGGTCGATATAAATCCCTTCGATCGGATCGGTGGCCGCAATGACTATTTTTTTACCTGACGCCAATTCATCCAAATCAACGGCGCCAGCCGCGTAGGTTTCCCATGTACTAGTTCCTTCAACTTGGACCTCTACCGCATATTGGATAACCCCGTTCCAAACATTTTCCAGATCCAGCCAAGACGTGTCATATGTTACATAGGTAATCCGAACCGTTGCGCTTAACGCTGCCGATACGCGTAGTTGGTACCAAAAACCACTTGAACCATATAGGTACTTAGGTAAAAGATCGGTGGGCATGGTCCAGGACATCTTGCCTGACTGCCCCAGGGTGGCGCCTCCATCGTCTGTGGCATCGGCAAACCCGCTGACCGCTGCCCAGGTCCCGTCTGATTTGGGATAATATATCGACGCAACCGCAGCATTTGAATTGGCCGTGCCAACCGTCAAGGTGATCGACTTGACCGGCATCGGGGTTCTGAAAAATATGCAATGGCCGTTTGCCTGGGTATCCAGGGCATCTAAAATTGCCTCGGTATCGTCGTTAATGCTGATATTATCCGAATAATCTTCTCCGATAACTGGTACCGCGCCAATCGATGAGCCCTTGTGGACATAAAGCTTTTCAATCGCACTTGAGGTCCCCCCATAAATTTGATGCTGATCAACCCCATTAGAGTGCAATAAAACATCGTCCATCACGCCCCAGGTGGCCGGAATTTGATTCGCGGATCCGGAAAAAATTTCAGAACCAAACACGCCAGCCGTCACGGTAGGGGGTTGAGAGGTGGCTTCTAAGATATCGCCATCGGACATTTGAGCAAAGAAGTGCTGTTCGTCCACCAACGTCTTTTGGAATTGATAAAGGGTTAAAACTTTGTTGGTACCATCGGCGGTTGAATGCAGTTTGCGTTGGCCGCCACGTTGCCGGAATCCTGGGTGACGGTTTCTCAAATTTTGCATTTGAGACAACCCACCAAACGGGATTGAACTTTTCTCAATGGCCGTGATACAGCCGCCTTCGACGGGAATCGCCTTTATGTCGGTATATCGCTCAAGGGGCATGACTTATCCTTTTTCCTAAATAGCTACTCCACCCACTTTAGGGCCAAAATTCGTAAATATGTCCTCATATTCCTGGTCCCCGCCTGGCGCCGTGAATTCAACCAAAGTGGATCGAAGCATATCGTTGCTTTTCAAAATGTCCTGGGCATTGGGTTTGCGTTTGGCAAGGGGGTGTTCCATCCGGATTGCAAGGGACGCTCGGGGGGCAATCAAATCATGGGACCAATCGGGAATTTCAGGTACCAGCCCATAGGCTTCATTCAAGGCGGGTGTTTCGGCTGCAATCGTCGCCACCCTGGCCGCGCTATAATCGCTAACCGTATCCACCCAATCGCCGGTAATGTTTTCGACAACCATTCCATTGAAGTAATCAGCTATCTTGGGTGCCTGGGTACAAAATGTCATTGACAATGCGGATCCGGCCACCACCAACCCATGATGAACGATACGCGGCTTTCGCATGTAAATAAGCGTATAAACCTTGCTCCCCCCGGCCTGGTCGAGTACTAAAGTATTACCCACGCGCCGATAAGTCATTTCGCTTCCGGTCGAATTGGTTAATCGCCGCTGAGTCTCGTCAATTTTGGTAACTTTAACGCCTTCGTTATTTTTGAAATATATCAGGCGCCCAAAGTCCCAGGGAAGCGTATAAACTGAGTTGACCCCGGTTAAATCAACTTCCTCTAAAAACAAATCGGGAACCCGCCTGGCTATCATAGCATAAAGTTCCCGAATCGTTTCGTTAATTTTTTCAACTATATAATCGTTATCAAATCCTCCCAGGGTATCTTCCCCGCGTACTTTGGCTTCGGAATACTCGCCGAGCGCTCGGCGCACCGACGCCACCAAAGCATAACAGTTTTTGTATGTTGACATGCTTCCTCCCGCATTGTCTTATCCTATGTGAGGTCGTAATTTTTAACCGCTGGTTTCCTGGTCGGAAATGGGGTCCCGTAAAGCTTCTCATGTTTTGCGGCTATTTCTGATAAAACCTCTTTCGGATAAGTTTGAATATCGGTCCAGTTTTTAATCACCCAACCAATATAGCGTTTTGAATTCATCTTGGTCATAGTGGCTTTGATTGCCTCAAAGTCGGTGTCGCCGTTGTCGCCCTGGGGTTGCTGTTTGCCGGCCAAAGACATAAGTTGTTTAAAGTTGCTGGTAAGTTCGGCCACCTGGTCTTTTAAACCGTCAAGCGCTGTATCTTTCTTGCCAATCTCGTCTTCTAACTGTTTATTTTGTTCCATCAACAAAGAAATCTGCTTGCTGGAAGTGTCCTCGAGCTTATACGGTTCCAGCATTTTAATTCCTAATCGCTTGGCATTGGCCATAACGTTTGAGGGCGGCTTGACAAATGTTCGGTGGGTCTGCTCGCGCTGTTCGTTAATTTGATTGTACTTAACGCATTGATCGGTCCAGAATGAGTTCCACCTTTCCCGGCCTTTTTTGATCTTTTCAATTTCGATTTCGCCTTCATCTCCATACTCTAAAGATATCAAGCCACGGTTGCCATAATTGTGGATGATCTGGCGCCCCATTGCGTCTTTGACTTTTTCCCGACTGTTGGGTGATAGCTTATAATTTTGGCCGTTCCAGGTTACGGTGATTTCCTCGTCTGTTGGATTTAAAATTACCATTGCCATTTTTTATTCCTCCTTGTAGCTCAATAAAGACTAGTTATATTCCTAGCCAGAATGAAACTATCTGTTTATTGCATTTTGAAGTTCATCGACGGTTTTGCCACGCGGCTTTAAATTAATCCGCCGAAATGTTGAATTGAATTTACCTTTGTCTAAACGGGCGAACCTGGGGGCAAGTTGAAGCTTATCGTCGCGGGTCATGTCGCGGATAGTATCGTAGCGCTTTTTCTTTTCCTTTTCGCGTACCCGTTCCAGGTAGGTAGCCGTCGCGTTTAGACGGCTTTTCATGGATTGCCTATGGGTATCGGATTCCTCTAACTTGATAATCTCGCGCTGATCGGGATGTCGGAATCCGCCACCTTTGTCCTTAACCATCAGTACTGGGACTTTCCCGCCAACCGCTCGCTGGTAAGTAATTACAAAATGACCATGGTTGTTTTCGTAATAACAACCCAGTTTTGGGTCCAGCCTTTTCAAGTCATTTAAAAAAACTCTATCCGGCTCATACATTTGCCACCACTTCTCCTTTAGGTTTATGAAGGGCATTTAGTTTGTGATTTAATAATACTACTTGGCTTTTTTCTTTTATGCCAACAAACGAAAGCATTTGTTGTTGTCCACTTCTAATGTTTAGTGCGTAGTCTAATTCAACAACCACAAAGTTATCCGGATATCGATCAGCTAAATAATCGGCATGGGCGTAATATTCATCCCAATACGCGCCTATGGCCTCTTTCTTGGGCAAATCATATGCCGGCCACTGATAAGACAAATTTGTATCGACATCGTGATTCGGATCCCAATGCAACGAACCTGGGTCTGTCCAGTGATTATTGAATGGACTATGATTCATAAATGATTCAACAACCTCATTTTTAGGCCGCTTTAAACAAATACATTTGGGGTCCTTTATATTGCCCATAATCAATCCGATATAATTAATCCAGACATATGAAACCGACGCGATAATCGGTGAATCAATATTTATTAGAAGACCGCCCAGCCGTTCCCAAAATATATTTTTATCAGTAACCCACGGCAACGGAACGCCTTCGTGCTTACTTGCAACGTCTGGTTGCGCCGCAAGTATTTTTGAAAGCGTCCAGGTACCGCAACGCCCGGTACCACAACCGAATATCATTTTAGAAATCATGGGCGCCAAATTAATTAGTTAAAGATTACAAGCAAATGTCTTTGCTTTCTAAAACGCCACTATTTACATTATCGAATACGCACATAAACATTTTTGAATTAGCAAACAAACAACGACCGCCAACCTTTTGTGGACTCAATAACGACCAATGCTTTTCTTGATCATGTCCATGCCATGATTGTTGCTCAAGTGATCCCGCCCAATTAGGGGCAACTACCAGGGTATATCTTGAAAACTCTTTTGCTTTTTCAAGCGCTTTTTCCCATTGTCCATCTGGCCAATGTTCTAAGATATCTCCCAAATAAATAAGATCAAAGCTACGCTTAATTTCACAACCAAGCCAATTGCAGATATAGATTTTGTTATAAACGTATTTATGAACATCCGTTAAATAGTTGGGGTCAATTTCAACACCTTGTAAATCCAATTCCCAGGTGCGCTTATTAAGCCGCCCCCAATTCCAATCAAAACATTCCCTGAATAAAAATCCATACCGACCGTTCCCCGCGCCAACGTCAAGAATAGACATGGGCTTAATTGCCAGGGCAACCGATAGTACTTTAGGAATCATATTGAAATCAGATGACGGCATTTAAAACGCTACACCTTTTTTGGCGTTTTCTATGGCACTTTTTGCATATTTTATAAATGATATCAGTCATTTACGGCCATCTTTCCAATACCCATGCCCCGAATTAATCAATTCCCATGCCGATTGTAATGCCTTGCGGTTGTAGGGGCTAACCAAAATTTTTGCGATATGTTTGATTACAATATTCTGATCAACTGTTATTTTTATGCCCGCCTTATATAGCTGCCAGCAAAAGTAAAAATCATCGCATAAGTGCCGGACACAACCCGCGGCGTCATAAATATCTTTAAAATAAGGCAACTCAACACCGTCAAGGGCATGAGGGTTAATCATCATGGCCCCGGTACCGGTCATATCGCATTCAAAAACCTGATCTGCAGGTGGTATCATATACTCAAACGTAGGGGTTGTGATGCCGTCTTTTTTTTGTTCCCCAGTGATTTTATAAGTTGTACACTCATACGGGGAATATCTTGAAACGTTCAATCCTGTTACGACTGGCTCTTGATGGGCTATAAGCATCCGAACATAATCGGGTGGATAAACCTGATCGGTATCCATGAAAATAACTCGGTCATAATTGTATTTCGCTTCGTTGATCGATACATTGTGCCTTTCAGCGGCGGTAAACTGAGTAAACCACCCGAAACGAAACTGCCAATTAGCCGGCAAGTGCCAAGTTCCCATCTGTCTTAAAAACTCGGTTTCAACCCATTCCCGGCTGACCGATACTGCAATCAAACATTTCATATACGTCCTTTACTCAAATCGCCACTGATAACTGTCATCGATTTCAAGCACACCTAAATGCTTAACGATAATTTGCGTGTCACACCAAACCTGGCAACCCATTTTATTTAATCTATTAACAAACGCGACATCTTGCATGATCTTGACTTCGTTGGTCCCGGGTATAAATTGATCCCCAAACCACGGTTTTTTCATTTCATCCAAGATATCAGCCTCAAACATCATGGCACCGGTACCGATAATCTCAGCCTTTACAATTGCGCCCGAATCCCTGGTAATGGGGACTTGCTCGCCATTATCCGGATGTAACATCATTCCAATTGGCTGAAACGGCCTGGTCCCCTGCCCGGGACGATGCCCACGAATTGGGATCAAGCAATTGACAACCTGTTTTCTTCTCATCCATTGTTCCAGGTTTCCGGACTGCATCCAGGCAAACATTTTTTTAATCATATCCGGTTCCGGGTAAACCTGATCACCGCCAAGTATTAAGATATGCGTAGCGTTCCATTTAAGCGCTTCCTCGCACCCTATTTCGTGTCTGCGGTCCGGGGTTCGGCCGGTTCCAAATATCAACTTACAATTAGGGGGTTTTTCAAGCTCGTCATAGGTTTCCCACGTTCGGCGCCATATCATATCCAAACCCCATGGGATTACGATAGCAAGTCTGATGCCCCCCCAATTGTATAATTTAGTTTCAAACATAATATTAAGTTGTTACGGTTACCACACCGACCTTGTTTACTGCGTTAACGTCATAAGACTCGATGATATACTGACAGGTCGGCGTAAAAGTCGCGCCGGTCCCCGTATTGCCGGACGGTGAAATGGCTCGGCTAAACAAAGTCGCCATGGTCGGCGCACCACCCGCGGTTCCATCCGAAGCCGCTGCGGATCTGGTCCGGGTAGCAACCCCTCGGCAAATAAACGTACAATCTTCGACTCTCATGCTGGAAGCCAACCCGCCGCCCTCAACACATGCTCGCCAGCGCTCGGCCTTTTTGGGGCACACTGCATCGTTGAATACGCAGGCTTTAACGAGAACATTTGTCGCCAAATGGTTTAAAATTGCAACCTGGGGGTGGATACTGGCATTGGCCGCAACGGTATTTAACAGCTTGCAACCGTTAAACTCAATGTTGTCGCCACTCAACGTTGAAATCATGTGATACATATCGTATCCCATTTCAAATTCGCAGTTGATGATTTTTACATCGCTGGCTGCAACCCGAATTAACCTGGCTGCTGCGGTCACGGAAGAACCGGCAATAATACGCAAGCCATACAGCTTGTTATCATCAGCGGTGAGATTAAAGCCATTGATAGCGGCATTGATGGTCAGGGTTGGTCGCATGTCCCCGTTACCATGGCCAATAATACTTAAACCAATTTTACTTGTAAGCGCGGTCGTGATAGTTTCCACGTGTCCGGGGAGAAGGTGAATCTCATCCCCCCTCGATGCCTTGGCCGATGTAATGGCCGCGGCCAACGTGGTTAACAAACTGTCCGCGCTTATACGACTTGTTGCCAACTTATATGCTTCCGTTCCGTCTGTACCGACATAAAACTTCTTAATGCCGGCTGTCCCGCCAATATCAAGCTTATGCTCACTGATCAGAGCATCATTTGCTATATTTCTATTTTTAATCATTTTAAATTCCCCTTCATAGTTTACCCCTGCGTTATGCAGGATACTTGGAAGTGAAGGGGGCATTAATCGCCCCCTTTCGGGGTTATTGTTTTTTTAGACTTGGGATCGACGACCCGATTTAGAACAAGCTCGGCTCAACCAAATCTTTGATTAAAGTCAAACAGTTACGCTGCTCGGCACCCAGGTTCGTATAAATGCGCAAAAACTGGTCCCATTCGTCATAGCCTTGACGCTGATGAATTTGCTGGTCCAGCTTGCCCCAACCCAAAGCCGCCATCTCATACTTCTGAATCGCGCCGGCCGGCTCACAAAAAATCTTGTTCGGGGGAAGTGCCGGATCAATGATCATCTTGACGGAACCATCACCGCCGGCAAAGGTCAACTTTTCATAGCCGCCCTCTAGCTCTTGGGCCTGATAGCGAACATCAGGTAAAAGCAAGTTGGCGTATTTGCGTCGCTGGCCTAAACCCATACGCATACAGGCAACTCTTTTGCCGCTCTGGGTCCGGGTGATATCCAGGGCTTGGAGCATCAGGTCGAGGGTGAGCTCGCGGTTGACTCCCGAATTTCCCACCATATTAGCTTCCCACATAGGGTAGCTTGCCACGGTGATATTTTCAAAAGTTGCCAGGAGCGTACCGTCATCATAGATGCCCTCGAGTCCGGTCATTTCAACCGGAGTGTCTGAGGTGGCGTGAGCCGCTTCTCGGGCGCCGGATCGGACCACGAACTGGCCGGAGGCTAGAACATCGGTTGTGATGGTATAGCTTCTGGCTGCAACTATCGGATGATTTGATTTGTACGTCCCATCATTGACTTCCATTTCCATGGTCTTCGCAACCGGGTCCACACTCGCAACCCTAGAAGCGACTGAGGACTGATCAATCGCACCGGCGACATAAGAGTCAACAACCATACCAGGTATAACCCTGCTAACCCCCAGGTCATTATCCATGGTAATTGTCCAGGTTGTCGTACCCGTGGTGGTCACGGCATCGGACGCCGCCGATAGAGTCCCCAGCAGGCCGAACCCGTCGCCACAAGCTTGACGGTTCAGATCAACCACAATGGCTTCATAAATATCAGTAATGGAATCTGCAAGCCCTTCCACAAAAGCCGCCATATCGCCCTTGGACGCTTCAATCGCGGGACCAGTCATCCGTAAAGTACCATAGATGTACTTCGGACTGATTTTTCCCTGTTTGTACTTCCCGGCCAACGGATCGGGTAGGATTTCAGACTCACGCCTGGCGCCCACGCCCTGAGCTCGTGCCCACCGGGTCCCGAAAACGTACCCCAGGCCGCGGGGTTTGCGTTCGGATTTCGGGAAAAGGTTATAAGTTGTCTTCTCATCAACGAATTGATTTTGAAGGCCCTTGCCATAAACGTTTTTTAACTGCTCTTGCATTGCAGTCAAATCGTGAAAATCAATTGCCATTTTAATAATCTCCTATGAATTTCCAATGCAATGAATCGGGCTATTTATTAAAAGCGCCCAAGCTTTGCATCAGAATTTTTTTAGCTTCTTTTAGATTTTTGGGGTTTGATGAATCTTTTGAATCAGCGGATTCTGCGGCCTGTGTTGTCGGAGTAACTTTCGGGATTTTTACTTTGCCGTCCAGGTAGCGTTTAATAACTGCCTGTTCAAACGCGGCTATTTTGGTTAATCCCTTTTTTGTTAAGCGACGAACGGCGGCTTTATCGGTGATATCAACCTCATTTATGGGGTTATCGACTCCCATAAATTCCCTTATAAACGTCCGATACTCTTTAGGCGTTTCTTTATTGGCCTTAATGGCCGTGTTAACAGTTTCGGTAAAGTCGCCAAGCGCTTGCTCGGCGGCTTTGGATGCCTTTTGGCGCTCCACCTGGGTCAAGTTTTTTTTGTGCATCGCGCTTTTTTCTTTTTCCAATCGCGCAATGGTTTCCTCGGGGGTTTCTTTTTCCTTGAGCTTTTCGTTTTCCTGTTGTTTCCAGGATCTTTGATAATTCTCTAAGGTTTTGGAATTTTCAATGAGATCATCCAGGTCATTATCACCGATTTTGCCTTTCATCTGATTCAAACTGGAAATAAAGTCTTTTAATTCATCGGCGGAGTCCAGTCCGTATTCGTCCAGGATTTCCTCGATGTCTAGTTTGATCTCAGCGCCCTTATCATCGCCGGTACCCTTGTCGTCAGTTTTTTTACCGGCATCACCCTTGTCACTGGCTTCACCCTTGTCGCCGGTATCGCCTTTGTCGCCGGTATCGGTGTTAATGGCGTTTCCGTCTGCATCAATTTCTTTGGTTGCTGCTGCTGGCATATATTGCCTCCTATTGTTTACAGGCCGGGGTAGGCGGTCCTACATCGGAAGTAAACGTATTTGGTTTAAGGGTGCGCGTCCTGGTGATACGGCACCTGGACGCGCTCCCCGGTAACAGGAAAAAAAAAGCGCAACACGGCTACAAACGCACCGTATTGCGCTTTAATTTCTCCTTATAGCAATGACAATGCCGGCCAGCATGGTCATTACCTTAACTTTTATTTGTTTATTTGTTTCAATTCATGCTTCGCGTGAGAAGCGACTTAAAAATCTTTGCCGGGTTTGCCCCAGGCCATTTCAGTAATCTGTAATCCCAAATCGTTGTTGCCACTTTTTTTGCCTGATTTATAATCGATATTCTCATGAAACGAAACCCGGGTTACTTGGGCTTTAGCAAGAAAGTAAACTTCATCGCCCGCGGAAATATTTTCAACATCGATTTTCAATTTCTCTATCGATTTATCTTCAAGGCTGACCTCCAATCCCCAGGGATAAACAGGCTCATTTTCCTCCGGGACCGCGGCAAGCACGCTTTTGGTTTTCCGCAACGTTTTCTTGGGCTTATTTTTCATTGAAATTAATTTCATACATCCCCCTAATTGTCGCGTATATCGGTTAAATGTCAATCAAATTCACATCACATTCGTTGGCCGGCTCCCGCGTCCGGCATTAATTCGGCCATGTCTGGCGCCGCTGCTTGGGTACCAACTCTGGCCGCGTTCCCCTGTATTAAGGCCGCCTTCATTTGTTCTTCCTGGGCAACAATATCCATCATAGCCTTATGGGTATCACAATGCGCAATAGCGATATCTTGGACTTCGGGGTCTAGGTGGACAAACTCACTGGATAAAATATATCGCCGGTGAGCCTCGTAATGGACTGTGTGATCGTCGTATTTATAAAGCGGGTCATCGGATATGACGGTTGGCTGTGCGTCCTGTTCGCCGTCGTTGTTGACATCGCCTAACGATAAAAACAAGCCCGGAATCACTGGGATTTCAATATAACCACCATTGAGGTCCTGTTCGGTGGGTTCAACTTCTACAAAAGCCTTCTCTAAATCTTCGGTTTTAGTATTTCCGATCTTGTGGTTTTCGGACCGAGCGCGATCCAGGTCGACGTTGCGCTTATCTTTGAAGCCGGATAACCCCAGTCGTCGTAAAATATCCGATCGGTATTCGGGATCCAAATCGGATTGGGCTGAAAAAAAGCCGGATTCGGTAAGTTTTAAAAGCATTTGGGTTCGGCCGGCATGGGTTGACGTGGATCCAGCCGACAACTCTAAACGAACATCGGTATTATTGCGAAGATCGGCGCCTTTAAACGCAATTGCCTTGGGCTGATTGCCACGGTCCATAATTTTAATCAATCTGGATTCCGAATAAACCTCCTGGGCCAAAATTAATTGTTTGCGTTTAACGCGCTTGAGAGCCCGATAAAAGCGTTCAATGTCTGGAAGGTGACCCTGTTCGGCCGCGTCTCTTAATATGTCCACCATGATGCCGCTAGCCTGGCTGGTGGGCGCTTTTCCCCGCAACACGTTCTTGGGATCCCCGGCTGCATCCTGGGACACTGACCGGTGAATGTCACGTTCCATTAAGACCTGTTGGGGCAATGGGGTACCGTGACTGATATCCGGGCGCTGGCCGCCGCTTAGCATCGCGTCATACTGTAAAGCAAAAACAGTTTGGCCGTACTTGGTAATTCGCTTAATGTTCACATCGGTGGGAATGGTTACCAGGGGACGGCCAACGCCTTTACGGTTTGTTTCAAGGTCCTGATCGATTTGGTTAATGGAATTTTGGGGTGAGATTAAATCATTGACCCCTGGGTCACTCCAGAACCGTCCAGGGACATAATGATAATGATAATCGGTTAAAGTATAATTCCATTTCCCGCCGTCGCCGGCCGGGATCGGCAATCGCTCGTACCTGAAACAAAGCTGATCGCCGACGATTGCCGCGTAAATTCCTTCGGGATGTTGCCTGGTTGGCCTAAATTCGATCTCTTTAAACAATACCAGGTCATCGTCTTCGTAAGTTTGATCCTGGTGAATTTCCATGCCGTCACCCTTCCATGGGCTTACGTTAGCTACCATGGTTGACAGTTTCTTTTCATAATTTATCACTGGAAGTTCGGAACTTTGTTCATTTACCAGGATTTTAAATGTATCTTCTACCCACTCCTGGGGCTTTAAAGATTTAATACCGACAAATCGTTTTTTAGTGAGAATATCCCCGAATGAGTCCAGGGCGATATTGAATGGGCTTACGTGCTGGCTTGTAACATCCCCAGTGCTGATCGGCGCCCCGTTGGCATCGAAAACCCAATTGTCATTTTGCATTACTGGAAATGTTCGGTCAAACGATATTCCGCATAAAATCATCCAGATAATTTCTTTTTCTTTTTCATCTAAATGAAATTCATCGTTATCAGTTTCAAGCCACCGTAAAAAACTTTCGCCCATTTCGGCGGCTTCTATATCTTCCTGATCGTTGGAATTGGGCCATATGGTTATCACGTATTCTTTGTTTAGAATAAGAGATTTCATCGACCGGATATAATCGCGGATAATATTTGATACGGGAGTTGGGGTGAACGCTGATGGGATTATGGGCCTAAATTCCTGGGTTGATCGCGCCCACTGGAACCACTGTTCGCCCATGTAATACAGAATGTTTCGAAACCAAATCCGTTCAAGGATCTGCTGTGTTACATTGCGGGTGCGGTCAAAGAGTTTTTCTGCAACTTCGATGATTTTTTCATCGGTAATATTTCGATCTGTTTTATCGATAGCCATCAGTCCCTCACTTTTTCGTTGGCTTCCAATCGCTATAATGAATTGCATTTAACAAGCGCGCCTGGCGCTTGGCGTTCCTAAGTGTCATCCCGGATCCCTTGATCCCTCGGGGGGTGAAAACTCTGTATTTGCCCTTGCGCTTACGGTCTTTGGTGATTTTGGCCGGCATAACGAAAATCCCTTTATTCAAGTTCTATTTCAACTTCCGGGTCCAGCTTGGCTAATACCTGGTCTTTGATTTTGGATCCATCCGAACTCCCATAATGAAAATTGTAAACTACCCCGATAATAGTAGTCCAGGTCCCCACTATCATGCCCAACATACCTACTATTTGTAAACCAAGATGGCCTTCGGGCAAGGAAAGTCTGCTGCCAAAAAACAAAATGCCGAAAAATCCTAATGTAACCAAGATATATCCGGCAATTGCGATAAACCCCAAAATCGCCCTGGGTGTTGATGTTAATTGTTTTAACCGTTCACGTATGGCCATATTTCCCCTTTCAATTAACCGGCAACCGGTCCACTTCCTGTTTGTCGCGGTCGGTAATGCCGTATAGTTCTTCTACTTCGGCAACATCGTCGGCCACTTTGGGTTGCGCCTTTTGCAAAACCTTTCCAACGGAATAATCATGGTAATCTTTTGCCATAAATCGGTCGCGCAATTCTCGAGTATCGGACCGATGAAAAACAGACTGCATGATGATAATTCCAACCAATACCGCTATGATCCCACCAAAGACTAAAGCCTGTATGTCAGCCATTATTTACCTCTGTGCGCCGATAAATGCAATTTCCATCCCCGTCCGCGATGATTTTAAACCCCACAACAAATGTAAATTTTCTTTGTATTACACAAAATTTTAAATCTTGCCAATAATACGGGCATCGCCGGCATAACCTTATCCGAGCATCATGTTCCATGTGAAACTATTTCAAAACCTGGTAAAAATTTTGCGTCATCGGCCGGATCGGCTACTAATACCAATTCCCTATCACCATGAAGCAATAGATCGTAAGTTATTGTTCTAAACTTTCCTTGTTCTGCAATAGACACCGCAAATTGCATACCGACAATCTGATCGGTAAAGACATCGCAATGTCCGAGAACATCGCAATTACGGTTGAATACTCTCATTTGCCTTGTCCCTGGCTCCGTCCAGTTGCGCCGGACTCACGTAATCCCAAATAATCCGGCAATCCCTACACTCTAAAAAGACCATCGCGTCAAAATCATCAACCCTGCCCCGGGTGAGCGGTTGATCGCAATTGGGACATTTTTTCATGGGGGGCCTTGTTGTCACTCTTGGGCCTCCTCTTGGCTTGCACGGATCTTGTCGAGTTCTGACCATATTTTTTGGTGCGCCGGCGTTAGCGCTTTTCGTTTTGCTTTTTGGATTTCACTTTCTATCATAACATGAATTTGATCTTCGGGTATTGAAAGCGGCCGGGACATCGCAATGTGGCAATTTTGAACAATAACACCATTTGCAATGGCAAAACTGTGATAATCATCAACCACCAAGCAATAAACATCATGTTTACCGAAAGGCCGGACCTTGACCGCTTTTATCGTTTTGCCACCGTAATTTTGTCGCGCAAGATACCGAACAGCATTGCTTTTTTTGACTCCGTACAACCTGGTAAATTTGTCCACAGGCTTTGCAGATCCGCTCCTCCATTCCGAAGTAGAATCAACAGCTTTTACCCATGTCCCATCTGATTTTAGTATTTCGTGATCGGGAGTACAAATAAGTCGATGTCCATCTGAAAACAATACTTCAACCGTATCAGCTAATTTACGGGTCAATCTACAATCGTGATATTTCGCATACTTATCGCCAATAGTTAAAATTTCGCCACAGGTTCCAACCAGATCCTTAATTTTAACTAAACCTTGCATGGTTTGTATTAAAGTGTTTTGATGGACACATGCTTCATCGTACACGTGATCCTCCTGGTCGGTGTCAATATCCTCGGGTTTATCCTCATCCATGGCCAAATAGGGGATGGTCCGGATAAAATTCGTGCATGATTCATAGACAACCATCATGGGCATTTCAATGTTGTTATCGGGTACCTTCAATCGTTCTCGAAATTGCCTAATTTTTAATTTGCGTTCTGGATCCCCGGGCCGAAGTTGGATGCCGAATCCACGAAAAACCTCGGCGGTACTGGGCCCCTGGCCGCCACCTTGGTAATTTGGTTTTTTGCTGAAACAATCGGGACCGGCCAACCTGTCTGTGACGCGGTTGTGTATACCAGCTTTGTGCTCACGCTCCAGGATTCCCTCGGCAACTTTGGAATCTTCAATTCGTAATCCTTCATCCGGGGTTTTGTTCCAGCCGTACCATTCCATACACCGGTAAACGCGCCCGTCCGCGTCCACCCACCACCAACCAATTGAAAACGGCTTTCCGTATCCCCAGTCATAGGTCATTATGACCGGGACATAATCGGGTATTGGAAAGTCCGGAATAATGTGCCGTTTTTGTGACCAGTAAAAAGCCTGGCCGATAAAAACATCCCAATCGCCCAAAAGCCAGGCGCGACGCAGGGCCGGATCCGATATCGATAATAATCGACGGACATATTTCGGATCGTTTTCACAAAGCACTTTATTTTCATGTAAAAACGACGGAATGAAAACGCGTGTTTCTTCTTTTTCTTGAAAAACATCATATGGTTTAATACCGTCGACATGACCGGCTGAACCTAACTTGAAATATTCCTTAACTTGCATGTGACCGGATCCGCCCGGGTTCCCGGTACCAAACATATGACAAGGAATCCCTTGCGCTGATCTTAAAGACCCTTTGAGTTTGTCGACCATCTTGGTGAAGAATGGAAACGTTGTGCATTCATCGATACTGATTTCCGTAAAAGCATGGCCAACCCAATCATTGACAAGTTCAAGTCGTGTAACCGCTGCAAAGATAATGTCTGCGCCATTGTCAAAGCGGACATGATTGATCTGTTGATCGCCACCGATCCGTTCGGCTGGTAACCCTTCGGTGATTAAACCATCGACGCGCCGACGCATTTCGTTAAACTCTTTATATTTGCGCCGGACAACCAATCCATTCCAGTGGCGCTTATACCGATCCGCGCCAATAATATGGCGCCCTATAAGGCAATCGGATTTCCCACCACCTCTGGATCCCCCAAAGAAGGGAAAATCAATTGGACACTGAACCGCCCTGACCTGGGGTCCATGTTGTGGGATCCAAATCGGCATTTAAGCATTGCCTGGAATCTGTCCCGGGTCAATTTCAACATCCGTTTTACGAGCTTCTTTGACCTCGGCCTCCCACTGGGCAATCGACATGGGACCGGACGGGACTGCCACCATAGATTCAGTTTTAACCGGTCCGCCGTCCCGGCCGGTGATCTCGACGTGTTTAGACTTTCTCCAGCGGTCCGGCGCTCGGTTGGTCAACCAGTCCATACAACCCTTGGCATCCGGGACCACCATTTTCCGAACACGCTTGGTGACCATCATTTTGGATTCTTGCTGCCCGGTTTTCGGGTTTGTCCATTCAACCGGTTCCTTAGTGGTTTCATTGTAAGCAAAGCCGGTGCAACGTTTAAAGAAAGCCTTTTCGATTACCTCGGTATCAAACACGTCTTTGCCGCGTTTTAATGCCGCCTTAAATTCCGGATAATCTTTTTTCCAATTGCTAATAGTGGCCCTGCAAACGTCGAATAACGCGGCTAATTTTTGATCAGTAAAGCCACCTTCGACACACGCAACCTCGGCCATTCGGATATAATCTTCTTTAAATTTTGTTTCTTTTCCCATGACGCCTCCTATCGCGACTTTGCGGCTAAATCTTTAAATCAGCGGGCATGACGCGACCGTGACGTGATTAAAGTTTGGTTGGAAGCGACCTTAATCGAGAGAGGTACCCTCCGCTTTCTTTTCACCGGTGGGAGCCCATCACTGCCTCCGGCGCCAACCAAGTTTGGTTAATATTTTTCTGCTTCTTCAAGGGCTTTTTCGTAATCCTTACGGGCTTCTTGAAAATAGCTGCCGGCTTTGATGGGGGGTTTTTTCTTTTTCTTTTTTTTCTTTTCGTCCTCGTCCTCGTCGTCATATCGGCTGAAATACTTTTTAATTGCCTCGGTTAATTTCATGTCACTGCCTCTTGGTTAATAAAATTAGTTAACCTATTTCCGAACTTTTTTCCGGGTCTTTTTTTTCGGGCTCCACACCTGTCATGTATAACCGGGCGCCAACTATCAAATTTTCAGGATACCATCGTTCCCGGCTGTCTGTGGTCCCGGTTTCCACCAGGTAAACATGGGTTCCCTGGTTAAACACGACCGCCGCGCCAACCACGCTGCCTTTAAGCGGGGTGGTTAAGATTTCGACATATTCACCGATATGAAATTTGAAATTGGCTTGCATGGCGGGAGGTGGAATCGGTGGCTTTGGTGGGTAAACGTCGGGCAATGTATAATTGCCTGGGATGTCTGGTGATGTAATGCGCCTGTTATCCGAATCTTCCTTCGCCTCATTTTCCGGACTTTTTTCCGGTCCTGTTTCTTCTGGCATATGCCTCCTCCTGGTTAAGATTAATTATTTAGGGCCAAATCCAGTGTTGGCTGCGGGGGGTTCAAAATATATAAAACCAAAGGGGACCGGAACGCGGGCGACATCGGTATTATCGCTCCAGGTGATTTCTGATTCTTGAATGTCGGCGGGGGAAGCTTCGGGAATACGGATGGTTTTAACACCGGCCAACCAGCGGCCTTCTTCGGGGAATGTAATAACATGTTCGAGCGCTTCGGTTTCCTCGCCGGATTTAATCGCGGTTGTTTTATTAGCGCTCTCTTTGACAATATAGACCTGATATTTAACCTGGTCGGTTGCGGGTATGGTGGCGCCGCTGCCGGTTGTAGTGACGGCATCCCAGGCAACGGTCGCCTGGTTGGCCACGGTCCACTCAACCGCATGGGCGCTGATGGTTAACGCAAACAACACGAAAAATAAAATAATGAGTGTTTTCTTGATCATAATTAAACCTTTCCTTTAAGTTTTGTTTATAAGTTTTAAGTGGGGGACGGGGACCCTTTGAAAATTTCACCCGTCAAAAAGGTCCCCGCTGGCACAAAGGAGAAATCGCCTACACATTATTAAAAACGATTTATTTTGATATGTCAAGAAAACAACAAGTGATAATTATCAAACCTGATCAGCAAGTGGGTGGATTTGATCAGCACTACCAGATCACAGCCTATTGCTTGACCAAGCCATGAGGTTTTTAAGAAGTACGCGTGAGCGGCCGATAAGGGCCGCTCACGACGATTTTAAGAAATAACGATTGCGGGCAATTTTAGTTCCTTGATTTTTTCCAGGAAATAATCGCGAATTGCATCTTGACCAAATTTCTTACCCCCCTGATAGGCTATCACCCGGGGTGATAGCCTATCCCCCCCACTTGCATAAAGAAATATATCCCTTATAATACTCCCAATTGTTTGAATCATTTTTCAATATGCTTTAACAACGGGAGTATACCATGCGAACGGATTCAAAACTTACCCTCCATCCTACACTCAATGACGTCCAGGCATCAGAATTTGTAGGAGTTGCAGTTCAAACCCTCAGAAACTGGAGAAGTCTCAATAAGGGACCCG